GACCGCCTTGAGGTAGATCACGATGCCGGCCGCGCTGATGTTGGACAGATCCTGGCCGGTCACCGGATCCGAGAGCCCGGCCGCAAATTGGCGCACGGCGATCTCATCCGAAGTCGTGGTCAATGGCTCGCGCCCGTCGAGCATCTTGTTGACCGCGCCATCAAGAATCAGGAACTCCATGCCCTGAAAGACCACGTTGGCGTTGCCGGTGAGCGGGTCGTAGAAGAAGTGCGACTCGACAGCGATGCGCTCAACATCGACGCCTGGCGCTAGATTGCGGATGCGGGAGTTGGTGTCCATTGGGTACTCGCTTGGATTCAGTGGGTGACGCGCAGGTCTGCGACTTGCGCCTGCAGGTCGCGCACGATGTGGGAAAGCTGCTTGATGGCGTTGAATGCCACCGGCAGAAGCTGGTCGAACTGCACGCCGGGCACTTGCTCGCCGTTGAACGCGACGCCTTCGGCATCCACGGTCTCGGGCATCATTTCCAGCAGCTGCTCTGCGTCCAGGAACAACCGCACGCGCCCATCAGGGTTGTAGGCAGGCTTGTAGCGGCCAAGGTGGACAGACATTTGCTCGACCTCGGCCAGGCCGTAGGGGGAGGCGCCGATAATGTCCTTGAGCTTGCGCGAGGAGCCCCAGCCATAGCCGCTTAGGGTCCAGAGCTTGCCGGCGTCGCTGATGTTCATCAGCTCCACTTCGCCGGGCCCGCCCGGCGAGCCGGTGTTGTTCTTGCGCCAATAGAACGCGTAGGCGCCGGCTCGCTTGTAATAGGCGATGTGCTGGCTGTCCCAATACTGGTAGTGCAGGCCGCCACCAGCCACGTTGGTTTGGTGCTGGTTCTGGACGCCGTTGCCTGAGATTGTCGGCGTAGACCCAGACGTGCCGTAATACACCTGGTTGCCGGTACCGAAGTACAGGACGCCCAAGGCAGGGTTGCCGAGACCACGAAGTCCAGCCGCATTACCGACGTTGATATCCCACAGCGCGGAGTCGTTGCCGATTTGAAATGCCGCGGCCGCTCCTGCGCCGTAGGAGTCGCCGACGATCGTGCCGGCTGCGCTCATGCCCCTGCGCGCGAAGAAATCGCCGGCAGGTGTGTACCGAAAGCCCCACGAACCGGCGTTCTGATCGAAGATTCCACAATCGCCGCCTTGCGACAGAATCCACAACCGCTCAAAGGCACCGTTAACCATGTCGATCTGGTTAATGTTGCCGGTGAACTTTAGTTGACCCGTCATATCGCCGCCGGACTTGGCGACGTACTCCGCGTGCGAGTGCGCCGAGGGCGGGAAGGTCGCCGGCTTGAGTTGCACCTGGTCCCAAGTCGGCCAGGAGATCGCGGTAGAGGGAACGCCCGTCAGGTTGGCCCACTCGCGGTACCAGGCGCCGTGCTGACCGTCGAGCTTGTCCGCGTCCAGGCCGTTGTTGGCCCCCTCATCCTTCAGTGCGGCGCTTTTCAGCTCCAGTGCGGTGCGGAACAGCGCCGCAGTGCCCAAGCCCAGCAGCGACTTGACGAATTCTGACGGCGCCGCGGCACCGAGCCGGGCATCGAGCACCTTCTTCAGCAGCCACGCGGTGATCGCGCGGACCTTGTCGGTACCGTCGGTAGCTTCGGTCTCGGTTGCCAGCTCCACCACGCCGGGCAGCTCCGTGGTGGCCGCCGGATCGATGAAGTTGGTGGCACCGAAGGTGATCTGCTGCACGTCGATATCAGCGAACACCGCGTCCAGCGCCAGCAGCATCATGGCGCCGGCCGCCTTGCCGAGCAGCAGCTCGGGTTGGCTGTAGACGGCGAACAGTGTTCCGTCCGCCAGGTAGAGCCCGAAGCCGTAGCAGTCGTAGGCGGACGTGGACTCGTCGCGCACAGAGACATGGATGGTGTCATCGGCAGCAATGGTGCCGCCCACCGTTGCCAGGCGCTTCAGCTCGCTCGGCAGCGCGGTGAGCACGGCCGAGACAGTGAACGGTGCGGTGGCGATGCCGACCTGGCTGACGAGCACGGCGTTGGTGCCCGTGTTGGGCGCGTTGACCAGGGCAGCGCGGCCGGCGTTGGTGACTTGGAGCTTCAGTCCGGGCATGGGCAGGTCCAGTTATTGGGCTTCCATCAGCAGGCGGCGGTAGACCGCTGGCCGTGCGACGGCCAGCACGCCCACGCGCGCCTCTGCTTGGAAGCCTTGAGTGAAGGTGAAGTGGGATCGCACGGGCTTGGTGCGTTCGACCTCGGCAATGACCTCGTTGACGAAGCGGGCGCTGGCGGTCTGGCCGTCGGCACCGGTGAGGGTCAACGACAGGTCGAAGGTGTGCGGCAGGCCGCGCGGCTCGGTCTGCCACCACTCGCGGATGGCCACCGCTCCACCAAAGGACTGGACCACCATGCGCACGCTGTTGGCCGTTCCCTTGCGCCGCTGGATGGCGATGGCGCTGCGCACGCGCTGGCGCTTGACCGGCTCGCTCCAGGTGGGCTGCCAGTCGTCCAGGGAGAGCGTCCAGGCCATCCACGGCAGTTGGTCGGCCGGACAGGCGTCGGCGTCCCACAGGTCGGGCAGCGGCGTAGGGATGGTCTCCAGGCGCGTGGTGAGCGCAGCCAGGGCCTGCTCAAGCGCTGTAGAGTTCGGCGGCAGGCCGTTATTCATCGACGCCAGCATGCTCTACGTCGATCAGCGTGCAGAACGGCGCCTGGGTGCGGCTGATGACCACGTCGCCGGCCGGCACGTCCAGCTCCACGCGCTGCACGCCGTCGGCAAACAGCATCGCCTTGATCGCCGATTCGGGCACGTCGCGGCCGATGCGGTGGGATTCGGCCAGGTAGGCATTGAGCCGGCGCATGGCTTCGGCCATCACGACCGCCGAGTCAGGGCCGGCGAAGGTGTAGACCCTGGCGTGGATCTCGAAGGGCACGATCTGCGCACTCTGCACCGTCACCGCATCGGTGAGCGGGCGCACGTCGTCATCGCGCAGCGCATTGGTCACCGCCTCGATCACCGCGGCGCCGGCGGCACCATCGCCCTGTCGCGACAGAATGGTCACTACGACATCGCCCGGCGTCGGGCTGGTTGCACTGGCGTCGAGCACGTCGGGGTGCGCGCTCAAGGCGTGGAAGATGTAGGCGCCCTCCGGCCCGGCCACGCTGAAGCCTTCCGGTGCCAGCTGGATGCGACGGCGCAGATCCACGTCAGGCTCCAGGGTGGGCACAATGCCCTGGTCAGGATCGCCAGGATCCAACGTCAGACGGGTGACGCCGAACAGGGCGCCGATGTGGTCCAGGTTGGTGCCGGTTGCGAAAGCCAGCATGCACTGGCGTGCCTTGTCGTTGATGGTCTGGCGAAGTACCAGTTCTCGCGCGCAGAACAGCTGCACCAGCTTGTAGACCGGGTCGGACTCCACCAGCGCGGTGAACTCCGGCACAAGTGTGACGAGCTGGGCCATCGCCTGGGCGAAGATGGCCTCGAAGTCCAGCTCATCGATGAGGTCGGGCGCCTGCAGCTTGGACAGGTCAACCGCGGTGAAGGACGCCATGGTCGCGACGCTAGAGGGATGACCTCGCTAGGTTCACCGCGCGCGCGTCTTGCCGACCAGAATCTAGAATGTCCCGAGGTTTGCTACACGTAGGCCGAGCCAGGCTAGTCGCTCGTTCGATGCTCTATGCGTAGCACCTCGTAGGCTCTGGTCGAGACTTCGTAGCTGAGGACGATACGCCCGATCAGCGGCTCGGACTCCGGGAGGTCCAGGAGGTGCTTAGCGACGACCTGAAGTCCGCGACGCATCAATTCTTCCGAACAGCATGCCTCCTCTTTGCCTGGGGAGCAGAGGAACAGGATCTCGATAACATCTCCGCGATGAAGGACACGCTGCACCACATGCAAGCCCAGCCCACGTTTCGACAAGGTGTTCCAGTGACGTTGGAGGAAGGCTCTCAGGTACGGACCCACCGTCGTTTTATAAATATCGTCCCAAACCGGCGTGAAGGCGAAGATTGCCGCTGCGACGTAGAGCGCGACTAGGTCGGGGTTCGCCGACTTCCGTATCCATCGCTGAACTTGCAGGGATTCATCATCGATCAGAGGCCCGAGAAGCTCGTCCTCGTAATAGGCGGGATACGGCAGGGAAATACTGGCGTGGTGATCCTCACGGCGGCGCACAGGATCCATGAATGAAATACTAAAACCCGAAAAGTCAGGATCAAGCTCGCCCTGTGTGATATCGACGACGCCCACCAGATTCCATTCCCCGGGCTCGCCGAGGGCCCGAACTACTCGCAGGGAGGAGATTGTGCCCACGGTCGGCAGGGCCATCGCGTGCTGTTGGTGTAGAGGGAAGACGCGCCCGGCTGCACTCCGCGCAATGCTTTCCAAAATCTCCAAGGGGATCCGCTCGCCGTGTCTATCTAGCCGGGTGGAAGCCAGAATCTGGTCCAAATGGCGACTGCTGGTCATTAGCCGGGCCGGAGGAATCGTTTGGCATCCTATGGGGAAAGTGGCTGCCCACGCAAACCTACGACCTATGTGATGGTGAGGTGGTCGATCAGCAACTGCTCTACCAGATGACGATCGGCGGCTGTGAAACCCAACAATGCCCGCTGCTCGTAGCGCGTGCGTGGCCCGCCCGGGCGAACCGTATCCATCATGCCTTCTTGGTGCACGCGGGCGATGCGCCCGACACGGCCAGTGAAACCCACCGATACCGCCTGGTCAGTAGCCGTGACCTTGAAGTATCTGGCCTGCCGCAACTTGACGAACATCTTCAGCCGCTTGATGCGGCCGGTTTTGCTGCGCAGCTGTTGCTTGCGCGGCGCGTACGGCGTGCCATCTGGGCTCTGTTGGCGTGCGATGCGCTGGGTCTGCGAACGACGCAGAGCGGTGCCCACGCTGCGCGCTAGGCGCCGGCGCTCTCCCGGGTCAAGGCGGCGCAGCAGCGGCGCCGCCCAGGCCTCAAGGGCTGCCAGGTCATCCACCGGTGGGGATCCAGTCGGCCGCTATCTGGGGCTCGGGTGGGTTGGCGAACTGCGCCTTTCCTTCTTCGTCCCGCGTAACGATGACCCGTTCGGTTGCTGGAAACTTGATGGACACGTCGAACTTGTCGTTGGCCAGCACATCCACCTCGAAGCGGATTTCCTCGCGCCGGGCGGGGTTGGCCATCAGATCCGGTTGCTCGATGCGGATCCACTCCGACAAGTGGAGCATCAACCGGTCCGGATCCTCGGCCATGTCGGTGACGATGAGGTTCAGCGTGTAGCTGTACTGGAACGATTCTCCGGGCGCAAAGGTGGACACGATGGACCCGGCATCCACGAATACCAGCAGGCGGTCGGCATCGCGCGCCAGGTCGGGCATGGCGGCCACCAAGTGCGCGCGCAATGCGGCCGGCTTCCTCACGGCGAAGGCTCCGGCGGCGAGTGTTGCTGCACCCAGGCCTGCAGGGCGATTAGCTGCTCGGTGTTGGCGTGGCAGGTGGTGTAGTTGTCGGCGACGGTGTCTGCGACGGCAGAGAGCACAAGCCCTGGGGCTGGCGCATCAGGATCTCCGGCGGCCGGCTCGGGAACACGGCCTTGGGCGGCTGCGTCGTGCAGCCGCACAAAGCCGACAGGGACAGGGCAAGCAGCGTCAGCTTTCGCAGTGACATAGACAGGAACCTCCTTGGTGATGGTGGTGCCGACCTCGCGCACTACTTGCACGCGATCGACGTACTGCGTCACCACTTGGGTGGTGACCTTCGCGCTGTCGGCGATGGCCCGGGCGTCCCGCAGCTGGGCCTGCGCGTCGTCACGCTCCTGCTGCGCGACGTCGATCCGGTGCTCCTGCCACACGGCGCCATAGCCGATGGCCGCCAGCAGCACCAGGACGATGATCAGGGCGATGACGCGAGGGGAGGGCATCACCGCACCTCCAGCACTTGGAGCGCCAGCTTGGTGCGCGCAACGCGGTCTGCGTGACCATTGGGCAGGCGTGTGGTGCGCAGTGTGCCGAGGTTGATCTTGCGGCCAACGCCCAGCACATCGCTCGTGTCGGCGAGCTGGTTGCAGCCCACGTCCTGCCAGAAGGCGGCCGCTGCCAGCGCACCGGCCTCCAGCTCGATCAGAAGCGCGGGCTGCTCTTCCAGTGGCAGGCCGATCAGCTTGCCCATGTGGCGGTAGTTGCCGCGGCCGGTGTGTTGCATCGGGCCCCGGCCGCGGAACAGGTAGCCGTCGCCGCTGGCCTCGCTGCCATTGCCATTCTGGAAGGCGTAGACGTGGTTGCCCAATGCAGCGGGGTTATGCACGAACCGGCCGGCCTGCGCCGGCGAGACCTCGTTGCCGAAGACCTCCAGCAACCGCTCGCGGCTGTAGCTCAGGCTCTCCTCCACACGCGAGAGGCTGAGGCTTTCGTGTCCCACCTGCGCCAGCCAGTGGGCGGCGCGTCGGCGGGTTGAGATCCCAAAGCGGCCGGCAGCGGTGACCAGGTGCGGGTGCCAGCGGACGGCGCGCCCCGCCGGGCAGCGCATGATCCGGGCCAGTTCATCGGCGGTGAACAGCATCAGTTGAACCTCATGAGGCGGGCGACGTTGCCGCGAGCGCGGTAGGTCAGGACGGCGAGGACGATCAGCACACC